GCCTGCTCGGCGGCGTACCCGCTTTCGGATACGGCCTTCGTCCACTTGTTGACACCGGATTCGCCCGCCTCGTACAGGTAGTTCGCGGCCTTGATCGCGTAACTGCCGAAGATGGTCGCGTTCGCCTGGTTGCGCTGCTCGTCGGTTAGGTTCTTTTCGGCCTTCTGCAACTGTCCGGCGAAATTCGCCATGCCGACGAAATGATGTTGAGCGTCATATGCGCTGATGCCAAGCTCTTTCATCGTATTGGAGGCTTCGGCGGACGGGGCGGCCAGTTTCATCAGCATGCTGTTCAACTGGGTGCCGGCCTCGGCGCCGATGGTGCCGTTCTGGGCGAACAGCGCAAGAACGCCTGTGGTCTCCTGAATGTTCATGCCGAAACTGTTCGCCTGCGCACCGCAATTGTTCAACGCCTCGCCGAAATCGGAGACATTGCCGACTGCCTTGCCGGCGCCAGCCGCCAAGGTATCGGCCACTTGGGAAGCCTGGGACCCCTTCAGGTGGAACATGCTCAACGCGTTGGCCATGTATTCGGCGGCATCCCCAACGGCCATTCCATCGGACGCGGCCAGATTCAAAGCGCCAGACAAGCCTCCGTTGAGAATATCCGTGACGCTCATGCCGGCCTTGCCGAGATCGTTGATCGCGTCGGCGGAATCCGAAGCGGAATAAACCGTGGAAGCTCCGGCCTCGATGGCGGCGGCACGCAACTGGTCCAATTGTGCGCCGGTCGCGCCGGTGTTAGCCTGCACGGTGCTCATCTGCTGGTCGAAGTCTGCTGCCATCTTGACTGCGGCCACGCCGAAAGCGGCCACGGCCAAACCTGCTGCGGTCATGCCGCTGGCGATGAGCGCGGACTTGCGGCCTGTGTTCTCCATGCCGGAGGCGACTGTTTTCGCAGTGCTTCCGGCGCGGGTCATCGCCGCCTCATAGGAGGCTGTGTCCGCCATCAACCGGATGACGATGTTCTTGTTCTCCGCCAAAGCATCCTCCAAAAATCAGGTCAAATGCGCCACCAAGGCGTTCGCGGCCGGATTGTCCATGCCATTCGCATCAGTCCACCGTTTCATGGCCTGCTGCATGTGCGCAGTGGCCCAGCAGACGCTGGTTTCGGCATGCAATGTAAGTTCACCCTTCGGGTCTTGGCAGATCGAGCGAGGCAAACCGCACATGGGGCATAATGACCGTTCGTATTCAGCCAATGAACGCATCCAATTGCGTTCCGTCTCATCCCATTCGACCTCATCGCCCTCACTCGGGCGCCAGCCCATGAAACGCTTATAGCTGATGCCGAGCTGGCGGCAGATCTTAAGATCCTCGACTAGTTGCGGAGAACCTGCGAGGCGAGGTCGAATGCCGCTTTTGGGTCCGCTGCGGTGCCGTTCAGTTCGGCGATGGCCTGCCAGATCGGCGTGAACTGGCCATCGGTGAGTTCGTCGAACAGATTCCGCCATGCCTGTTCGGTCTTGTCCTCGTCGGCCACTGGCTTGCCGCCGATGGTCGCGGAATCAAGCATGAGCGGCAGTGCCGCGGCGGCGGTGCCGAACATGTCGTTCGTGCCGTTGTCATTGCGGTGCGCGGCCAATGCCTGCGCCCACTTGCTTACCGGCAATGCCCGCAACGTGAGCTTCAATGTCTCCGCATCCGCCTGTTCGCGTAGCTCTTCGATGCGCCGCGCGGTGGCCTTCGCCTGCCGGTTCGTCCCGGCCTCCGTGATTTGTTCGCGCGTGGTCTCCTCGGCCAGCGCATCACCCAATCGCGCAATGTCTTCGGCGACCTGCTGGTTGAGGATGATGGCGACCTCCATGATACGTCTGGTGACCTTAAGCATAAAACATTCCTTTGCCTTGAAAAACCATGCTCCCCTTCTTCAAAAAGAAAATCCAGCACCGGAGAAAGGGGTGAAAGTCCGGTGCTGGAAGAATCAATCAGGCGACCTTCACGTTCTCCGCCCAGCCAGGAGCTCGGACGGAGAAATTGACCTTGCTGCGCAGCACACTGTTCGCGGCGATCGCCACCTTGGCACTCATGCCGATACGGACCGCATACACGTTCACCGTATCTCCGGCGACAAAAGTCGTATCCGTCTGCTTGCCGTAGCGGCGCACGAAGTAGCCTTCCGCCCCCTCGGTCAACGTATCCATTGCAGCGTTTTGAGCGGAATGCGAAGTGTTCGTGTTGTCGATGACCTCGATGCTCGGGCCGCTGATCTTCTTGCGACCGGGATTCTCGTAATCCTGCGCGCTGTTCTCACGCTGGTCGGAGATGGAATCCTGCGACGGCGAGCACGACCAGCCGCCCAGGGTGACGTAGTTGCTCAGGTCGGTGCCGGCGCTGATCTCTGCAGCGGTCGGCTTCTGGATGTTCTTGATGGACGGCACCCAGATCGTGTTGACCAGACCGTCCGCAGGTGTGGAAGGAACTTCGGTTCCCAGAGTCAAAACCATGACTCCTCCTTAAATATTTGGGTCACATGCGTGACCAGTTGAATTTGAAAGTCAGAAGACGGCACTGGTAAAGCAGCGCCGTATCCTCTGCGGTAAGTCCGGCCGCGTAAGCGCCGGAATCGGAGAACAGAGTCAGACAGCCGGTGTCGAACCCCTGCGCGACGAACCGTTTGCCAGCAAGTCCTGGAATCATGAGGTCATCGGCCAGCACGTTGACGGAATCGGCCGTAGTGCTCACGATGCGCACTAGCAAAGTGCCGATGCCGCAATGCACATGCTGCGTTTCGCCGACGATGTGACCGTTGGTCGTGACCGTCTCAATCACCCACGGCGGCTTCTCCGTAGGCTTAGGCGCCGTCTGCCGGTACACGGCCCAGCCCGTCGCCGGCTTCGGGATATGATCGAGAATCGTGTCGGTCAACGTCATGATCGACTTCATTCAGACCACCTCCACGGCGGCACGCGCCACGTATTCCGCAAGCTTCGGCAATTCTTCCTCACCATGCTCGTAGAACCGATGCGTTCCACCGCCCCTCGCGGTGCCGAAGAACGCGATGTTCGCGAGCGAACCCGCTCCGCCCTTGGTGGGGCCTATCTCGGCGGTGATACGCCCAGCACCCTCCGAAACGGTGTAGGTGATCGGGATACGCCTGAATGCGGCATTGCCGGAACCGTTCAGGTCGTCGCGAATCGAGTTCTTGACGTTCTGCGCGCCCTTCTTCACCGACGCGGAGATCAAAG